AGGCTTCTCCAACATTTGTACTTTACTAACTTTATCAATTACATCTATTAATTCATCATACGAAATTTTAGTTTTATTTAGGAATGTATTTAGTTCACCCCAAGCTGCTTGGTATCTGTTTATTTCATCAATGGATGCCTTAGTAGCATCTTTAGCACCAGAGATACTGGTGATGAGTGCATTAATACCTGATCTTTCTTCTGTAGACAAACCGGGAACTATTGGAGATACTTTAGTTTGTGAAGCCAATTCTTTAGCTTTAGCTTCACCAAGTTTTTGTGTGGCTGTTACAAGCCTATTCAACATCGCCAAGAAATTTGCTGCACTTGTGGTAGAAGCACTGAAATTTAAATTATTATTTACAGCAAGTACAACAGAATTTAATTCTTCAAATGATGCATCAGTATTTTTGATATAAGATCTAACCTTATCTACAGCTAATTGATATCTTGTCCATTCATCTCTACTTATTTCTAGGTTAGTGGTGACAGCACTAATACTGTCAACAATATCCATAATTTCTTTTTGTTGAACTGGAGATAATCTGGTGGGTTGTTCTACTGGTCTCTTAGCTGTTTGTTTAGCAAGTCTTTTAGCTTCAGCTTCACCAAGACGACCAGTAGCTTTAACTAAATTATTTATGACAGCAAAGAATTCTGCAGCACTTCTGGTAGCAGGAGCAAACTGTTCGCCAGTGGTAATACTTTTAAGGGCAGTATCTAAATCTTCGAATTTAAGATTAGTTTTATCTAAAAATTCTGTGACTTCAGCTACAGCAATATGATATCTAGCCCATTCATCCCCACTTATTGCTAATTGTGTTTTAACAGTCTTAAGACTTTCAACAGTCTTATCAATCTCAGCCCTTTCTTCAGGCTTCAACCCAGTAGCTATAACACTTTTCTTACCAGATTCTGCATTTAATCTTTTAGTAGCCTCAACGGCTCTGGATACGAGATCATAAAACTCTGCTGTTTCTTCAGTTCTTTGTTTAAGCCCGGTACCTTGACCTACACTGCTTATAACACTCTTTAATGTTTTAAGATCAACACTGGTGCTTTTTATATATTTTTCTACTTTGAGTAATGCCTGATGATAGCTACTCCATGATGCTGCACTGGTATTGGCACTAGACTCTACTTTTGTTAATTCTTCAATCAGACCTGTTAATTTTAATTGAGACTTCTCACTAAGTCTATTCATATTACCAGTTAAATCTTTAACACTTACATTAACAGCTTTGAAAGAATTACCAGATTTAACTAGCTGGGCATTAACCTGTCTTATACCCCCTTCTAAAGATGTGAAAGTACCAACTAACTGTTGTGATCCATCATTTAAAGTTCGTATACTGACAGCTGTATCTTTAGCTGCAATTCTCTGTTTATCAAGCCAACTATTAATCTTCTTGAGAGCTTCAATAGCATTAGCGTATTGTGCATCCCATTTTAGATTGTTAACTACAGTCATTTAATCAGTCCTAGTTAGGATTCGATCCTAGTTAGAATAAAATTATCTTCATCATCAAAAACAGGCAAATAATCTTCAGCATAATATTCAAAATATTTCTCTACACTTACTGATATATAGTCCAAAGACCACCACCTAGGAATATCCCAACGACCAAAATACGGTACACCAGTATTAAAATCAAAAGTATATACATCCGTAGATTCATAGAGATTAACATATGTTTCAGCTGCACCAGTTTCTTGATCATAATCATAATAATCAAGTTTTTGCCAATAGGGAGAAGTAACTGTAAAGTCTAAAGAAACATTTAGATAAAGGGAGCGTACTATTTTAAGGTACGCTCCCTTAGCTCTACCGGTAAGGACGGGAACAAATGTTTCAGCTACAACTAGAGCTTCAGATAGGGCGTCTCTGAAAAGCTCGCGAATCTTTCTAGTGTACCACTCAGTTATTTTATCAATATCTATTTGGTACAATTCAAACTCTAGCTGTAATGCTCGCATTTAAAATCTCCATCTCTTCTTCAATTCGAATATTGTTATAAGCTAATAAATGAGCTTGAGTGTGAATATCCAAATCGTCCCAATCCATAGGATTAATACCGAAACGCTCACACGATCTCCAGATTAGGTAGAGGCCGGTTCTTCCACTTGGTCTGTTTCGGGTAACACTTGGTCTTTTATAGGTAAAAAACCCTTCTCCGAATCATCGATCAAGGTATCGGTCAAACTGTTGACCTTGAGGATTTCTGAAAAGATTTTTCCGATCTCAGCTTCCGTCAAACCGGAAGTCATCATCTCCTCTTTCCAATTTCCCCAAGTATTGATATCATCTGGATCAACTTTCTCCCACTCAAGACCTTCAGTGAAAGACAGGGACTTCACCACGATAAAATCAATTCGAGCGTTTGATCGTTTGTCCTTGGCTTCGACATACGCAGGGGCTTTAACATTATAATATTTCTGTCCACCGGGTTTGGTGACGATAGGTGGTGTCGGTTCAGGATAGATAGTTTCGAAATCACTAAATGCAACCGGCCCAACCTTAAAAACATAATTTTCATCCTCTCGCGGAATAACAATCGTCTTTGGAGAGGGAGCACAAATACTGCGACCACCTAATTTCATTGTTCATCTCCTAATTAGATTAACCAGACTAATCTGTAACTAGACTAACTAGCACTACGAACACCTTCAGGACGAAGGGTATTGCAACGACCAGTAATACTGATAGTACCATTACTCATATCAACATTACAAGTTTCCTTACGGAAATATCGGAAAGTTTTAGTTTCAATAGGATTCGTGATTCCCGTAGTACAAGTAGGGGTATACGTCACGACAATATCCACACAATAAGGATCGCACTCATGCCCTACACGATCTTCAGTGGTATCCCATCCGAGAGAAGCCCAAACACCAGCAGAAAATTTCTGGTTAGTGAGAGCTTCTTCAATAGTAGGATCTTCGGTTCCAGCTGAAGTCGTATAGCAATAAGTACCTTCAAACGAAATTTCCATAGGCTCTTCGTCATCACGACTTACATTTCCTAACACTCCACGATTCTTGCGGTAGATATAATTGTCAGTAGTCGTATAGGTGAAGTTACCTTCACTCATCACGATCTCAAGCTCCTGACCAGAAGTTCCACCAACGATTTTGATCACAGCATCTTTCAAATCGATAGGGGTCATGTTATTCTCCTGACAGATAGACTTTGTAGCTGGTCTCAACAGTGGACTGCTTCAAAGGCAAATCTGGATCAACCTTACCAAAATGTGTTATAATAATTTCACCATCTTGACTAAAACAATTTAACGCTTGATATGAATCATCAAACAATGGGATATCAGTTCTCATAAGATTAGCAATCTTACCACATATTTCATAAATTAAATACCCCTGATCATTCTCAGGTACGCTAACCACAATTTTTAAACGAATTGTTAAAACGTCTGAATTACCGCTATACTTTATTCTAGGCCCAATAACGTAGACATGAATACAGGGTTCATCTTGAATCAAACCATGTTTCTGTCCTTCATAGAAAATACGGTATCCCAATCCTGCATCAGAGATCATTTTATTGATCGACAATGGAATGTATTTGAAAATATTCACGTCCATAGTTCGTGCTCCATTAATCTAAATTTTCTAATTGAAAAACTACAATTTCGAGATTGGGGAAAATAGTCATTTGAGATATATGATATATTTTCTCATCGAAAACGAATTCGTGATCGAGATCCTTAGTGAAAGTCAGCGGTAATTCATCTTTCGTTAAGATCACGGTTGTCTTATTGAAGTCTAAATCTACGCCTTCAAAAGCCAATCTGTGGTATAAGAGATTTGTGAGTTTCAAGACCTTGTATATAGTGTAGCTAGTGACAGTACTCGAATTGTCACCAGTTGTGATATTGAAATTCTTATTGGAGATGATCCGTAAAGTAGATTCAATACCATAACGGCGTATTAACCGTTTAACACTCATACGTTGTCTTTTCAACATTAGAACTCTCTCTTGTGTCTTTCTTCACATGTTGCTTTAATTGATACTAACTCTCTTGCATACTGTTCTTGCATACTTCTAGACTCTTCTTGATATGCTTGAATATGCCTAATATCACGTCGTATACCGTTGTTCAATTCGTTCTTAATATTCAACTCTAAGCTGTCAATTCTGGCGTTCATGCTCTTGAGACTATAATATATTACAATAAAACCTACAAACCAACCTAGATTCTCAGTTAATAGTGGCTTCAAAAAAGATTCCAATAATACATCCATTTGAGTCTCCAGAATTATTAAGCAGACGGGTTAAGCCTGCAAGCGCAAACCTTTCCATCTACAGTTCCGCTGCTTGTCCAATTGATAGTAACTTCACCATTACTATCATTGAACGAAGTCGTGAATGGACCTAACAGAGCTTCATCACCAGCGTCAATAGTCTGTTCCATATCAGCGAGAGCATAACCATCTTTAGTAAAAGTAGTAATAACAGTAGCGATCAGAGTATCAGTTGCACTTTCATTTTTCACAAACAGGAATACCTGACCCGTGACGTTTACGAACTTGTTACCGTTCACACCATCACAATCAGCAAAAAACACCGACGGAGCAAGAATGGAATCGTTGATACTATTCGTGGTAGTACCATCGATAACACGGGAAATCGAATGAACCGTTAATGCAGTAGCAGCCATGTTAAATTCTCCTCAAACACTAGAGATTACTAGTTAAGCAACATTTCTTAAGCAGGGGGTATCACATGATACCCCCTGCACTCAACAGTTAGCCCAGAAGCAGAGCACCGCAGACGGGGAAAACGGATTTCACACCAATCAGAGTGTCAATACTATACTGGTACTTGAAATAGTTACGATCATAAGAGATGATCACTCGGATCGAAAGTCCGAGATCAGGATCGGTAGCAATAGCAGCCGAAACGACACCGGAATCCGGGATCAGAAGCGGGCGATTAGCAAAGGTGACACTATCAACCGTGCCAGCAATATTATACTCACCCGGAGGCATCGGGAACAGTGTGGCGTTGTTAGCCATAGCACTAATCAACGGCTTATTCAGCAACAGTGTATTCGTAGCAGTATCACGCTGGACAACGCTATAGATCTCAATATCAGCCGGATCGAGATTCGTTCCAATCGCCGTAGTACCAATCGTAATACCCTGCCCGACAGCAGGAAGAGTGGTGACACCATCTACCACAAAAACATCTTCATGACCGGCTAAATAGCCAGCCGAAAGATTAATAAGAACAGGATCATATACTGTAATAACAGCATCATTTGCTACAGCAGCTTTAAGACCAGGGTAAATTTCAATAGTCGTAGTTTTAGACTCAGCAGCAGCATTGTCAACAAGCAACTGCGGGGTCATATCGCCAGCAATCGTCAACCATGAACCATTGATTAAGGTTCCAGTGAATCCATCAACAGTTAAGGTCGTCGTTCCAGCCGCATAACCAGTAGCGTTATTGACAGCACCAACCGTAGTATCCGACCCAGAAGCGATAGTCCGAGAACTACGCGACATATAGATATCGAAACCGGCACCAGTACCAACAAGACCACTGGAAATACGACTTTCACCATTACCCAATTTATTAGCTTCAACCAGACTACCATCTTTCAGAAGCTGACCATGAATATTCGGTGTGACATTCAGGAATCGAGAATTAGATCTAGCAATATTATTGTTATCAAGCACAGTGGCAAGATCAGCAAGAGTATTATAGGTTACAGCAGTACCGAGCTTACCAGCCGTATACGCGAAACTGTGATAGAACTCGCCGGCAATAGCGAGATCGATCTTCTCAACGACAGCACGAGCCGCACGATTGAGATACGTACCAGCGAGATCACCGAACGACCGCTTGATCTGACGCTGAGTCAGTTCAAACGCACTGTAAATGTTGTTGTTCAGACGAAGGGTATCGCTGGACGAACTTACAGCCTGATACGAGATAGACGAATGTTCCGGTTTGCGGTATGCCTGAAGATCAGACGGAACATACAGATTGATCACATCACCGGGTTCAGCAAATTTATCTTCGAAATTGCGATTAACCTGCTGAGGGAGAGTGAGAGCTTCTTCAATAATCATGAGAGCTTCATTCGCCCAGAGCTGAGCATTCAAAGCCGAAAGACTATTGCTAGAAGTGTCATACACCGGGAAGAAAATGTTGAAACCAAAAGGATCCTTGACTACCATTACTTTGTTCTCCTTAAATCATTCTTCTCACGCCACTCTTTATATTCCTGATAATTCTTCATATCTGGTAATCCGTCTCCAGAGCCTTTAGATGGGTTAAGCTGTAATCCACCTACAAGATTCGGCTTGAAAAGATTAGGATCAGACTCATTAAGAGTGGCAATAGCATCAATTGCTTTCATATCGATAATAACAGATTTACCTGTTTTCTCATCTTTCGTCTCGACACCTTTGATCCACGTCTCATATTGTCCAGTCTCTTTACCTTCGTCATCGAGAATTGGACGATACTCTGCACGTGGAGCCAAAAGATCAACAATCTGTCTCGGATTGAAAGCCTTATGATGTATGGCTGCATCCGAAATCTCCCGCTTAATCGAAGTATTAATGAAGAGACTCTTATATTTATTAATCTCGTCATCCTTCTCTTTAACGGTAGTTTCAAACTGTCCTTGAAGCTTCTTAATCTTCTTAGACTGTTCAATAATTTTATTTTCACTCTCATCTCTGATTTGTTTGATCTTCGCATCCCAAGAAGCACGATCCTGTTCGGACATGCTTGTATTCTTGGTGAGTTCCTCAACCTGACTAACTAATGATTCTTTCTCTTTCAACCATTTGCGCTTTTCTTTCGCAAGGAAAGTATTTACTTGATCTTGAGTGAAAGTACTTCCAACTTTACTTTCGGCAGGATCATTATCTGAGTCATCACTATCATCATTGTCTGGTTCGTCGTCATAGACAGGAAAATACATATTATAGAGATCGCACATACTTCTTTTACTCATCATCATTCTCCTAGATCCTATCGATCCTGAACGTTGTCAGATTGTCTATATAAGGATAGATGTATTCAAAAGCCTTTTTGCTTGTGAATCCAAAATCCTTCCAGACGACGACGCGGTTAGAATCATAGTTAGTGCTAACACCCGAAAAACTCTCTCCGGTAATTCCAAGGTACTCTGCTTCCTCTTCTGGATTATTTCCAGCGAGTAACGATAAGGCTTCTTCACAACAGCAGAACTTGACTCGATCAGGAACTGCCGTTTGCCCTGTCCGCGGGAAAGCCAAAACTTGGTTTGGATCTAGTTTTGACCGTCTCAGAGGCAAATGGTCAATGGCCCGCGTAGCCATTGTCAAAGCACTTTGCTTTTCCTCTGAGGTTGCTTGATTCCAAGGGTCGGAAAATAATCTGTAACTGAAATAATTATCGCCATATGCAATATCAACATATGTTTCATATAACGTATCCACTGACCCGTTAATAGTTTCCTCATACAAATATGCGTTTCCGCCGTACACGATTTCAATCTCCGTCGAATATACAAGATTGTACGCCGGATCTGTAAATGTATAGCTATATACCCCAGTCGATACGTGATTTAACGCCGTATCTACTGGTACAATTTCTGCCCCAGTGTCTACACGGACTACTGGTTGAGAAAACGTAACCGTATCTGCATCAGTAGGAAAACCGCCTACGGAAAAAGTTTTCGTGATAGTTGTCGTACTCATTGTCCCTCACCTCTTGTCTTATCTGTTGGAACGTCATCTTGAGTAGTATCACGAGAATCTTCTTTTTCCTTCTTCGCACTCTGACTAGGATTCTCGTCCTGATCGTCTAATCCACGTGCTCCGGGATTTTGATTCTGAATGCCAATCGTCTGGGCTTCCTGAATCCGAATCAACCGGCGCATGTGATCTTCTTCGGCTTTCTTAGATTCTCCGGGCGGATAACCACGAAGTAAGCTACCAGTTTCAAGAGATACAAGACCCTTCTCGATATCTTGAGCGATAGCATCGGGATCAGAAGTCGTACCGAGAGCACTATCGATCTCATTTTTGATGGCAATCATCTTGTCTATCGGAGTCCGATGGGCCAATAGAATTTCGGCTACCTGTTTCGAAATTTCAAGTTGTGCCAATTTCGATGGGATCTTGACTTTCAAGCCATCGAGATCACGAGCATCTTCTCGACGATCGCGATCAGTCTTGAGATCATATTTCTCAGGATATTTAATTACAGGCTCTTCAGTGACATTCTCATATTTACTCCAAATCCTAGCAATCTGGTTCTCACCCTGCTGTAAGATACATCCGATACTAGACAAACCAGCTTCCAATCCGCGATTATCATACTCTTTACTCTCCGCTGATGCCATCTTCTTCTGTACCATCGAGAGATTCAGATGTACGAGTTCACGGATTTCGCTTTTCATCTGCTCCTGTTTCTCCATCGACACCTTGAGCGAGTCACTAGGGGGCGATACGAAACGCGGGAATTCAACTGTATTCGGGATTTTCAAACCGCGATTAGCACCAACTAAGATCGCTTCATTCTCTTCATCTTGAACACCAAGATTGGCATCGACTTCTTGCTCTTCTGCAGGAAGAAGTTCATTCTTATGAGCAAAGAGCTTGTCGAAAACATCTTTGGTATCATACTGATAGATGAAAAACGGTGCATGTCCCTTATGAATATACCAAACGTCAGCCGAAACGATATTCAAAAGGGTGATCTGATAATCTGCAACATCATTCAGAAGCGACGTTCCGATTGATATCAAGACAAACGGTATGGTATCGATCTCCAAGATATAAGGAGATGTTGAAGGTTTGCCTAAAGTATCAATCTGAATGCCCTTGTCATTGTAAAACGACACTTCAACACCGGCTTCAGTGAGTTTTAAGAAGCGGAAACGATCTTCATATTTAGTAAGAAGTCCTGACTCTTCGTCACGAACGCCATATTTCTCTTTGAGGAGTACGGAGATCAGTTGACCCTGCTCATATGTCCAGTTGAGAATATTCTCAATGGAGTAGGTGTAGATGTAAGGATGGACAGTCTCGACCTCAGCTAAGGTGACATTTTCATCAATGATAGGCATGTCAACATACACACCTACGGTACCCATGAAAAGCAGTTCCGGGATGATTTCTTTACCAATGAAAACAGACATCGTGCTACCGGAGAGGTCTACACCCGAAAATGCACCGTCTGATACAGCCTTATAAGTGCCACTATTCACAGATCTCGAAACCTCGGTCAACCGCTGTATGAGAGAATTTGCGATCTCCATCACAGCTTCACGGGCGAACGCAGGATTATAGGTAAGACTCATCCTCAAACTATAATCTACAGGATCTTCCATCGAATGACGATAGAGATACTTCTCAATATATTTCGTACCACCATTATAGGTGAGGCGATTCTTCTCCCAGATATCCTTGAATGTATTATAATCTGGATGAATCAGATCTGTAATTTTCTTTTTAGCCATAGTAATTACCTGCCGTGTTATTACCTACCGTGTTATTACCTACTATATTATCGCCCCCAATTCATGTTAGACAGTCCAGCGAACTTCGCTGTGCCTAAAGCGATTTCACAATAATTTCTGGCATGTCCGAAGTGATCGGCACCAGTGGATTTGTAACTGGAAACCATTTCACCAATTTTGTTCTCACGATATATACGAACGAGATTCTTAATATGATCTTTATATGTCTCAGGAGTATTGTAAGGGAGCTTAATCGTGCCATTACGGAAACGACCAATGGAAAGATCAAGCCAACTTGTTCTATCGACAGTCACGAAACACCCATCTTCAGATGGTGAGATATCTCTACCACGGATGTTGTTCCCATAGAAGCAAAGATATACGAGACCTGGCCAACGATTCGCAAACTCGATTGCCGAACGCCGCTCAGGATTGGCATCAATAACAACACGGAACGGATGATACTTGCGTAAGATAGGATCGAGATCTGGGAAACCAGCTTTACCCATGCTGAGTTCAACGATATCAACAACAGCACCTTTGGCTTGATTGTTGATGTCGTTGGTATCAGCATAAGTTTCACCATACCATTTGCAAACTTCGACATGAAGCGAAGATCCTACGTCAATACCGATTGTGATAAGACTGTTTTTATACATCTTGGGATCACCACAAGAATAGCGGTCAATACAGAGATCGATATCTTCGCGAGAAACGCGGGCACCTTTGACAATATGGGGCAGACCGAGCTTCGAATTATATAATTCCTGCTCCATCGTAACGTCTGATCTGGCTGAGATAACGGCTTCCGCGATCTTCCCCGGTTTGACGGTTGAGCTGTATAATTGGCTGATATGGAAACCGCGAAATGGGCTACCCAATTGGGTCGGTGCCCATTTCCCATCGGCCAAGAAATCCGGTTTCGCTTCGTGATCTAGCTTGTGCTTGCACTCTTTACATTGTAAGTAGGAGTCAGCAAGCCTAGGATCTTGGAGATGTTCGGCAGTCAGAACTAGACATTCAGGATACGAAAGATCAGTGATCTTCCCACAGTGAGGGCATTTGAAAGTGAAGATCTCTTTCGTAGTTTTCTCGAAGAGTAAGTCGATCCCGAAATTGTCAATCGAAGGCGTAGACAAGCCCCATATCTCACGATCAAACTGGCCTGAAGTACGCTCAGTAGCCAATGGAATTGAAGCAGGATCGAACTCGTCTACTTCATCCATAATAAGAACACCAACCGGGATCGACTTTAATTGAGAACGCGCACGCGATCCGCGTACATAAAGGTTTGCTGATCCAGCTTTCTTATGGCCGACGTTCTTAGTTGAAGTAAAAAGTGAAGCGAGATGTGGGGATAAGTCTAAGGCAGTATCGAAACGAGCAGATGAGAAGTCACTAGCGTCGGGGTTTTTGGTAGGCAGGACGTAGAGGACATCTCGCTTCAGCTGATCAAGAGCGTAGAAAGCACGGTTCATCACGGTCTCCGTGAAACCCATCTGTGCGGCTTTGCGGATATAAGTTTCTTCGGCTTGACTATCATGAACCTCACGCAACCAAGGATGATATTTGAATGACCATTTACCCGGAATCGGTTCACCCATGACACGACACTCTTCAGCCCAGTAAGAACATATGCGAATCCGCTTACGGCGTAGGCCATTAGTGATCGCAAGATGCATCTTCTGGGGAAGATCAGTTCTTTGGGTTTCTGTTCTGGACATTCTAATACTCTCGTTTTAATACTCTCTAGACTCTGTTAAGATCTTTTCGAACTTGCTCGCGATTTCAGCACATTTCAATGGGTCTTGAACGGTATCGTAAACGGCGTCAACGAGAAGTTGTGCGATCTCGTACATCTTCTCTTCGGTAATCAAGGCTTTCAGTTTCTCGTCGATCTTGAGACTGGTTTCAAGGAGCTTATTGATTTTCGATACGATCTCCGAAATCCTACTGGCGTTGACGTAGATGTCATTTGTAGATTCACATTTGCTTATGATATCCTGAAGAACAACACGTAGAATTCCTACTTCTTCCCTGTTTGATCGCCAAAACGAGTTCTCCGACATACGTTTGAAATCCTGTAAATATCTCGTTTTGCGAAGATCATAAATATTCTTTTTATTGGCGGACATTATATAAGTATTGCCACCATGTATGATGCACATTTCCCCACCTTCGATAGCCTTGAAATGACATTGTGATCCGTTAGCCATACCTTTACAACGATTTGGATCGTCGTCGGGTACGACTACCGGAATCTCTTTTTCAACCTTTGCCATGTTATACGATCCTTTTATCACTGATCAGAGCACGCTGTATTGATTGTATTAGAATGTGGAGTGTTTCTCGCACTCTCTTTATAGTAGTTATTTTGGGTAAAGTAATTGTCAAAGTTTTGTACTCACAATTTATTTTCTGTCAATTTATTTTCTATTTTAGATGGTTCGAATTTTAGTAGTTATTTCTGGATCATAATAATCTGGATCATAATAATCTAGATCATAATAATCTCTGAAATTTTTTTTCTGGAAATTTTTTTCCCAAAAATTTTTAGGAAATCTCTTACAAGGTGGGATGAAAAACCGGAAGTTTTTTTCCCAAAAATTTTTAGGAAATCTCTTACAAGGTGGGATGAAAACCCGGAAATTTTTGGGAAAAAAATTTC